AAATTTAGATTCCGCAACTTGAATTTGGAAGTCTCCACTTGGTGCTTTCAAAACATAAGCAGGAGATCTAAGATCAACTGCAATCGTAGATGCACCATCGGTTATAGGTGATTGAGTAAATCCCGACTGTCCAAGTTCAACAGATTCTTCGTAGTCAGACTCTTCAAAGTTTGAATCACCGGGTGATGGGAATAACTCTCCTGCAGTAGTTACTTCACTAGTATCAATTCCAATAGCTATAGCATATTGATACCATAGAGACAGAGTAACTAGCGAAAGATCTGCTTTGTCTGGTTCGTATACATTAGCATTGAACCAGTTAAGTGCGTGAGCAGGTGCCTGAGCATTGGTTGAAATCAATCCAGCACTAATCAACTGAGATACAATTAAACTGGGTACAAATCCATCTCTCTTCTTACGTTTTCTAATCTGAGTTTTTCCACTTGATGTAGTAACTTTACTCTCATCACCCAACCACATTGAGTTATCAGACAAGAACAAGTGACGAATTTTATATTCAGCATTTCCTAAATCGTACTGTGCGTTAGCAGATGGTAAGATGTGACCATTAATTTCAATACCAGTACCAGTTTTAATAATACTTCCAGTATTAGGATTGATTATAATACTATCAGGACTATTACCAAATGGTCCAGTATTATGTGCTCCAATTGCAATACTAGATGATTGATTTGAAATATTAGTAGGTGCTAATGGTGGAGATGCATCAATCCACTGGTTGCTACTACCGTCAGCATAATAAACTTTAAGTCTACCTTCATTTGATTTCCACCAAAGGTCTCCATCAACTGGAGATGTTGGTGCATCATCAGATGTAGTAACAGTAGCGCCGCCACCGCTTCCACCACCTACAGAATTAATTCTAAATCCAGACGATGTTACCTGATCAATAGTAATTCCAGTACCTGCGTTTACATTGATGTCATCAATTGTACCGTTACTTGCAGTCAGTCTTAACGTAGCACCAGTTGCAATTGAAGCAGCAGACTGAGAATATGTTGTGTCAACATCAACAGGGATATCACTCAGTTTTGCTAACTCAACCCAGTTTCCACTATGGGCAAAGTATGCACCACCAGTAGCATGTACATGCGCGAACATGCCATGATAAGTATTTGGACTAGGAAGATCAGCAGTAGTATCAAAATGAAATCTAATTCTATTACTTTGACTACTGATATCAATGATTCCCTGACCATTAATATTATGTCCTTGTATGTCTAGGTTACCACCTAGTTGTGGTGAAGTATCTTCTTTAAGTTCAGTGATACCAGCAGAACCTGAAGATGCTATCCATCTTGCTTGTGCGACATCCCACTTAATATATGTACCATCAAGAATTGGACTAGGAAGATTAACGTCAGATAGATCCGTAATCGTAGATGGAATCTGAGGTTTACCAATAAGATCACTATACAAACCAGAAAACAAAGATGGTTTGTTTAAAATAACACCAAGACCAGAAGTCTCATTCCAATCAGATTGAACTTGACTAGGAGGAATAATAGGTTTATTAATTAAATCACCGTAGTCTCCGCTTTGTCCTACCGCAGAGATCGTAGGTTTATTAAGAATTTGTGTGACACCAGATGATGATGACCAGTCTGCATTAACTTGGGCAGCAGGGATAGAAACATCATCCCAACTAACACCATTACCGGTTGATCTGAGAAACTGACCGACGTTACCTGAAGCACCATTTACTTCTAGGGGTTTGCCAGTAGGAAGATTCAATCCTTCCTTTGCTTCCACAGGACCATTATCATTGTAGTTAGCAATTTGATTTGCTAGTAATTTAGACATATTTCTAGTCTCTCAGAATGCTGCTATTATCTAAAGGATATTTATAAAGAGCGGGAGATCGGATTTGAACCGACGACATCTAACTTGGAAAGATAGCGTTCTACCACTGAACTACACCCGCAAAAAAAGAGGGAGGTCAATCCCTCACTAGACTCATGCACGCCACTTGTTTTATTATTTTAACTGCTAAACAAGAAAACAGCCACACGGAAGGGGATTTACCACCAATATATTTTTACTGGAACATATAAACCAGGCGGCGAGAACATCACCCGCACCAGGGCGAGTTTATAGTCCATCCGAGACTAGACCAGCAGACGAATCTACTCAGCTCCACCAGGACGAGTTTTATGAGTCATCCCGAGACTCTTTATAATCACCAAAAGAAATTACATCTTCGCTGAGACCACCAGGAATATTCACTGGACCTGCAGCATGGGGAGCATCGGCAGCAGAAGAAAACGAAATGTTATCTAGGGCATCCATGTCACCACCAGGACGAATGAGATAATCTGACGAAAGATTGAAGTTATATTCAAGTCTATCTTCTTCCCACTGCGATGTATTGTCAGTAAAACTAATAGTATTACTAACTTTTTTATTTAAGTTACGGACATTATTTAATAAATTAAATAGGTCAGTGAGATAGTAATCTTCGCCCTCAGCAAGAGCGTTGATGAGTGCTTGACGAGCAGATTCCTCTGCTTTTTCAAGATGAGACTTAATTGACATAGGGATTTCTCACGGAATTGAATTTACGATAGGCACATACATCGGGATCAGGGTCTAACCATTTGGTATACTCAAAATCCTCAAGACAAGTGTCAAGTTGCATCTGATTGTCAAGGTAATACATGTCTGTATAACGCTTAGTCCATTCATTTATTTTTTGAATACGATAGTCAGGTCTACCGTTGATCTCCAGAAGACCGCACTGGACGTAGCGGTAAGGAGACCGCTCAAGAATGACTGTCGGTTTGTTCATGAAGCATCATTGTGTTCGTTGTAACTATTATACCACTCATCATCGCCCATTTGCGCTGATGCTTGGTCCAGTTCTTCAGCTGGCATAGCAATGACTGCTGTGCCATCCGATTTACGAACTATGAATTGTTCTTTTTTGGATTCAATACGATCCATATACGAATCAAAGTTTTTTTCAAACTCTTCTAATGTAATTTCAATCATGGTACACAACAGATAGATTGTTCCTGCATATATTTAATTGACTCTTGACAACCACCAAGTTTAATACCTTCAAGAACAATCTGAGGAAATGCAGAGTTAACTCCAAACTCCTCATAAAATTCGTCATAAGAAAAATCTCGGTCTAACTCATAGACAACGTACTTCAATTCAGACAAGTCCATTACTTGTTTAATTTTAGTACAGAACTTACATCCTTTTTTAGAGTAGATAGTAAACATTATACTACAGATAGGGTTGCCATGGTTTCATCATAATCTTTCTGAAAAAGTTCTAATCCTTGATCAGTTAAAACATGATTGTACATCTTGTCAAAAATACCTGATGGCATAGTAACAATATGAGCACCATTATAAAATGCACGAGATACTTTGTATACATCACGAAGAGATGCAGCAAGAACCTGAGTACGAACACCCTGCACCTGGTAGATACTAGTAATAGAACGTACCAATTCTAATCCAGAGATAGAATTGTCATCATATCTACCAACAAAAGGAGACACATAAGTTGCACCTGCTTTAGCAGCAAGAATTGCTTGAGCAGCACTGAAAATCAATGTAACATTAGTACGAATACCAACATCAGTAAGAGATTTACAGACCTGAAGACCATCAGGAGTACAAGGAAGTTTAATTGTAGCAACTTCTTTGAACTCTTCACATAGATTAACTGCTTCACGGTACATCTCACCAACAGTACCAACAACCTCCATACTGATGTCTACAATACCCAAATCTGCTAGTCCACGGTAAACATCATGTGGATCTTTACCGCTTTTTCTAATTAGAGTTGGGTTAGTAGTTACACCATCAATAAGTCCAGTCGCAAAACGACTGGCAATAGAATCTACGTCTGCTGTATCAAGAAAAATTTTCATTTAATTATATTGGTGAGTGTACCAAGCGGAAAGGGTGGGATTTGAACCCACGGATGCTCTCACATCGTCAGTTTTCAAGACTGATGCATTCAACCACTCTGCCACCTTTCCGTGATTCCAGTTTAATGAACTGTTCTTTAAGATTATAGAGCAACTTGTGGTCATTTGTCAAGACATAATAACCATTAATGTCCTTACCATCACACGTAAATCCATAACCGATTACCTGTTCGCACACATTGTCAATGGTAAAACATTTATCTGTATGAAGGTAATCGTGATAGCGTTCATCCAGATTAATCATCACCGTTCCTCAAAATTAATTTTACGGACACGTCTTTTTTTACGTGCCTCTTGGTATTTTAGGTCATCAGATGTCAGGATATCATGATATTTGATCTTTTTGTCATGTTTCGTTAGAACCACTTGACCTAAGTCAATTGCTCCCACGGTATCGTCCACAACCTTCATCTGATTTGGACACCCACAGAACTGAACTTTGCTATTGCTTGTCAGTTCTTTGTTGCATAATTTACATCTTGCAGATAACATTTGTAAGCATTTAACCTCTTTAATTAATGGGTGAAGAGGGACTTGAACCCCCGACCGCCTCCGTGTAAAGGAGATGCTCTACCACTGAGCTATTCACCCTAATGTCGGTAAGAGGACTTGAACCTCCACGTCATAAAGACACCAGAACCTAAACCTGGCGCGTCTACCAATTCCGCCATACCGACAAGCGACTCAGATAGGACTTGAACCTATGACCGACTGCTTAGAAGGCAGTTGCTCTATCCAGCTGAGCTACTGAGTCAAAAAAGTTAGTTACCTAACTTATACCAGACATCCAACCAATAGGATTGAGATGTATGGTTGTTTTACCATGATCAGTGGCAAAATTATACATCACCTGATGTATGTCTTTTCTTTCTGGATACGAATCATCCAGTAATAAATTTTCTGCTACTGCTTGATCGTAAGCAAGTTTATATTCTTTTTGATAAAGAGAAAAACTAGATGGTCCAAACCAAGGATCGTCTTCAAGATAGTTTGGTGCTGGATATGTCATGTTTGCCAGTGATAATGAAAGAAATTACCTTTAGGATCACACATAGGATCTTCTGCAACTACACGATAAGGCAACATACGTTGTCCTTTAAAACTGGTTCTGTCTCCAATAATTTTGTATGCAGAAACCATTTTACTAGTGTCTGACAAACGAGTGATTGTAGAAGTCTTGGCAGATGGACGACGGTATAAAAAACCTTCATATTGTCCAGGAGCATACACTACATCAGCAACAGTATTAGGATACATAGGTGACCTGACTCTATTTAGAATGGACACTGCAACACAGTATTCATCCATTGTATTAGTCGCTGCCTCAACTTGCACTGCTCGTGCAAGGTGGTCATAGTCAGCAGGCGTCAACGCCAGAATCATTTCCAAAATCAAAATAGTCTTTCCTGTAGTAACGTCCGAGGATGTTTGAATTATAGTATGTGGGGGTGTGGTCTGTCAAGCTCTCGGTAAGAACGTTGTTGACAAAGAGTTGACGGGTCTCCTCGTAGTTGACCCGCCCTGGTGTGGTGTGTAAGGAGAGGATCTCTCTAGAAAAAGCGTTCCGTCCATATTTTTTAACATCTTCTGTAAGTTCTGGACAACTTCCATAGTACTTTCTCCAGTTACTTTCACTTGTAACTCTTCGCCGCTTGGTAGTTTGACCAGTATCTCTAGGCTTTCGTTTTTGCCAGAAGTATTTTCTACCGATGTAGGAACGGTTGGTGGTGCTACAGGTAATCTTGTAAACAAAACCA